ATCTGCTCTTTCTTGTGATATTTCCATACCTTCTTCTATACCATTAGTTGAACCATATCCTATAGTCCATACTCCTGCTGCACATTTATAACTTTTTAATTTACAACCTTCAAACTTTTTAATTAGAGATAAACCTTCTTGTGATATTTCCATATTAATCTCCTTTATCGTTGGTGTGAGATGCTCCAAAATAGAACGAAATAATTGCACTTGCAAGTCCTCCTAAATAACCTAACACTAAATTTATAAGTGCTTCAGAATTTTGTTCTGGTGGTTGTAATGTAACTAAAAATATATATCCAAGAAAGCCACCTATAGTAAATAAACCAATAATTCTAGCAGTCCAATCTTTACTAAATATACCTCTGGCATGTTGTTTTTCTTGTGTTTCTAACTCAAAGACTTTAACACCTAACTCTTCCATCTGTACTTCAAACTCTTGTTCTGCTTTTTTAAGTTCTAACATTTGTTCTGGCGTAGCATTTTGTATTGCTTGTTCTAAAGATTTTGGGTCATTTGATACGCCTAAAACATCAGCTATTTTATTCATAGCCATATTACCTAAAGGACCACCCATAGCTGAACCAATAGTAGGTGCTACTGCTCCTACTATATTTTTTAATAAACCTTTCATAAAACTCCTAATATACTGTATATATGTTAATTGGTTTTTCTTTACCTTTTACATAAATACTTTTTAATTCTTTTAATGTTATTGTATCAATAAAGTTTTTAACATTAATAGTGTTATATCCTATAACTATATCTTCACCTACTTCTTTTGTAGAGCTTTCTAATCTAGCAGCTAAATTTACTGCATCTCCTATAGCAGAGTAGTCAAACCTTGTATCACTACCCATATTACCTATTACAGCTTCACCAGTATTAATTCCTATGCCTATATCAATTCCAAGATTAGCTTTTTGCATTTCTTCTTTTATTTCTATAGCACATAAAACTGCACAAGTTTCATGGTTATTTAAATCTATTGGAGCATTAAATATAGCCATCATTGCATCACCAATATATTTATCTACCATACCTCCATATTTTTTTACTGCATTTGCTTGTATAGTTAAAGCTTTATTCATTATATCTGTTACTTGTTCTGGTTTTAATTTTTCAGATAAAGAAGTAAAACCTCTTACATCTGTAAATAAAAAAGTACAATACTTTCTTTCTCCACCTAGTTTAAGTAAATCTGGATTATCTTGTAATTGTTTTACTTGTCTTGGGTCTAAGTAATGCTCAAACTGTTTTTTAATTTGTTGTCTTAATTTATATTGTTCTCTAAACCTTAAATAAAAAGCTATGCTTCCTGTTATAAATTCAGATATTAAAGTCCATGTAACATCAATTAATAAACCTTTTTGTATAAAATAATATCCTATACTAGCAGTAGTAAACATAGTAATTAAACTTAATGTTATACCCCATGTAATTCCAAAATAAAATAATATATACCAAACTAAACAAACACCTAATATAAATATTAACAAGTTAATACTTACTGCCCAATCCGGTATATGTGGACTATTTTGTATAAGTATTGATTCTGCTAATGCAGCTTGTATTTTATGTGGTTCTAATAACCCCACTGGTGTTGCAATTTGTGGCATTACTCCATTTGCTGTTACACCAACAAACACAAACTTACCTGATACTTTCATTTCTTGTAAATTAGTTTGTTCTGTATTAACCCAACTAATCCACTTACGACCAAGACTATCTGTTTTGACTGGTGGTATTCCTCTGATTGATATTTCTTCTATACCATTATCATTAGTTTTTATAATGTAAGTTTTTACACCAAATAGAGCTTTATATATTTGTGTACCAAAACTAGGTATCCATTCGTTATTAGGTGTTTTAACTAATAAAGGTATTCTGCGAACAAGTTGGTCAACATCAGTGGGAGCAACGGCTAAACCTTGTAATGTATAGTTGGATAAGAGAGGTAGGTTTTCCTTTACTCCCAAACTTATTATACCACCATTATTATTACCTTTTACAACTGTACCTGTTGATTTTGGATAGTTGCCTTTTCCATCTTCAAACATAGCTATAACAGATGGTGCATATTTTAATGCTGTAGCAAACATTTCATCTCCACCCATTCTATCTGGTTGTGGAAAACTTATAACCCAACCTATACCTATAGCACCTTTATTTAATAATTCTATTTGTATTTCTGCTAGTCTTTCTCTTGGTAATGGATAACCGCCTTCTTTCTCTACATCTTCTTCTGTAATATTAAGTATTACAAAATTACCTGAAGGTTCTGGTGTTTTTATAAAGGCATCAAATGTTTTTAATTTTATTATTTCTGTTGGAGTAGATTCAAACAATAAAGGTGCACTAAGTATTATAAGTATTATAAGTATTAACTTTTTCATTAATCACTCTGAGTTATAGTTATAACAGAATCACCACCACCATTTACTTTAATAATATTAGATATACCATCTTGTATAAAAATTACTGTATATGAATTATTGCCATCTAAATCTAATTGCACAGATTCATTTACACTTCTTCTTAAACTAACAACTTGTCCTGTTATTATAGTTGTTATTTGTGTATCAGGGTCTTTACCTAGTAATGTTCCTGATATTTGTGTGCTTGTAGCTTGTGCTAAAACATCTTCCTCTTCTGCAATAGCTAGAGCATCTAATACATTTAGTAAATCTTCTAAGTAATTTACATCTAAATAATTTATATCTAGCTCTGTAAACTCTAAACTATCTTCTGCTAAATAATCTTCTGCAAGATAATCTATATCTAAATCATTAAAATTAAGTACGCTATTTGATTTTGTATTATTTGTTTCTTCTTCTATTACTACTTCTTCTTTAGGTGGCGTAACAATTAACATATTATCTATTATATCTAGCGTTAAATTTAATATAACTGGTTTGCTTGGTACTGATTCAAATACACTTACTGTAGTTGCTTCATAAGGTTTATTTAATAAAACTGTTCCCATAGCAGTAACTACTTCTATTTCTCCACTAGATAATCCTAAAGAGTCTGGTAATAATATTATAAGACTACGACCTAATTCATCTACTGTAGCTGTAAAATCAGTACCACGAATAGCTATATTAGCTGTAGGTGTTTTAAGAGATATATTTTGTTTATCTATTTTATTAAGATTGCCTGTAATAAATCTTGCTGTACCTAATCCAAAAGTAAGAGCCATTTTTGTTTTAGATGGGTCAGGGTCATAAATATATTCATCAATAAGTAATTGTGAATGTTCAGTAAGTTTTACAACAGAATCATCAAGAAATGTAATAGCCATTCTTCCGTTAGTAGTAATAGCTTCATCATTACTTTGTATAGCAAACTTTAATTTAGCATCTAATGGTTTATTTCTTACTATCTGTGCTGAACCATTTAGTTCAGATATATCTCCTATATCAGCAACTTGTGCTTGTACCTTGGTCGTTTTGAATGACGCAAACAGTAGAAGCAGCAGTACCAGAAACGGATATAATTTTAAGCCAGTCATTGTCTTGTGTACTCAGTTGTGAAATATTAAAAGTTCTTGAACCGCCTGTATGGTCTAGCCAAAAATATCCACCTGCTGAAGCATTAACACCAGTGCCTGTATAAGTAACTGTATTATCAGAACCATCTATATCCATATAGTTAGTAGCTCCATCAATATTTATATTTGATGTAATTGTGTTACTAGAACCTTGAATAATCCAATCTAAATTTAAATTTGCTGCTATTGCTGTAGTGCCTTGATTTAAAGTAAATGTATTACTATTACCTGTTACTGCTATATTTTGGTCAGAACCAGCAGAGCTATATGTATTAGTTGGGTCAACTTGTATGGTAAAAGTATTTGTATCTCCAGTAAAATTATACAATCCTGTAAAAGTATTGGCATTAATATCACCTAAAAATTTATTAGTATTACCAATCATATTAATATCAAGTGTCATACTACTACCATCTAAATCAAATGCAGTTAAAGAACCTGCAGTAGAATTTAAACCACCAATAATATTAGATATACCTAATTGTTCTAAGTCTATATTTGCACCAGTTCCAGATTGGTCTACATATATTTCATTATCAGCCCCGTATGTTGTCAATGCAGTCAGCATCACAATCAGGCTCATTAATTTTAATTTCTTCATATTTCCAAAAACTCCTGTCGTAACCGACATTAATTATTTTTAATACAGCACTTTCAATAGCTTTTGTTAATGCTATTGTTGTTGATTCATTTCTGGAATTACCCATTTCTATTTCAACAAGTTCTGTTCCTTCTTCTATAAAACGAAATACATCTTCTGATTTACCATAACTAAATATAGTTTTTTCAGTCATTACTTCTATTAGTATCTCACCAGTAGCTACTGATACCATTCTTAAAGTTATTGTTACACTGTCTTCTCTGTATTGAATACTAGAACCAATACCTAAATATCTAGCTCCTACACCACCTGTAGTTAGATTAGTTTCATAAGCTATAACAGCACCTTCAATTAAAACTCCTGCAAATAACAAAGGTCTAAGTGCTTGTTTTTTTTCTTCATCTGATAAAGTTTGTTCTCTAGCACTACGAATTAACTGTCTTTCTTTTGTAAGATTATCAAGTCCTACTCGTTCAACTACTGTGAAAAAATCACCATTACCTGCATGTTTTAAAGCTCGTATAAGTAATGCGTTTGGTTGTTGTGTTATAGCTGTACTAAATAAAGCAAATTCACTATTACTTTTTCTTTGCCCTGTTTGGTCAGTAAACGCTGAAGGATATACAGCTACTACAGGTTTAATTATTGGTTTTTTTACATTAGCTAATTCTTCAGATTGTAGCTCAGATATTTTTACAATATCATTTTTTTTAAATCTTTGTTCGTATGTATCTTCAAATTGGTTAAATATAGAACAGCTAGAAAGTAAAAGTACCGATAGGGATAACGATTTGAGTAATTGTTCCATCTGCTTCCGTAATTTTAAGTGTTAATGTTACACCATCACTTGTATATTCAATGGTGTTTCCTTCTAAAGTTATTGTTCCTGAACTTTGTGGTGTTTCCCCAAATAAATTATTTACTAATTGTCTTGATAACTCAGCATATACTCTTGATTCTAAGTTACGCATAAATCTTGCAAGTGTAGAGTTTTCTTTTTCTCTTTCTATTTCTTCTTGTAAAGCTTTTATTTCTTCTTTAATAGTTAGCTTACGACTAAACTCTTGATTTTCTATTGTTAAATAATGACTTGAAGTATTAATACCACTAAAACTAGGATTTTTAAATTTAAAAGTTATAGTATCTGACCATAAGTTTTGACAAAAAACTCCAATAAACAACATAACACCTATGACAGCACATAGTTTTATAATTACATCTTTTTCTTTTTTTTCTTTAATCTTTTCTTTGGTCATCTCTATTTGCTTTAGCTATTTTATTACTGTCAATTAATTGTGGTACACCTAGTATAGTTTTAATTAAAGTATCTTGTCTTATTATTTCATTATCTAAACTTCTTATTCTATCTATTAATGCTACTAAAATACCATGTTGTGAATCAAGTTTTGTACCTAGTCTTTCTTCTAGTGCTGATATTTGTCCTTCTACTTTTTCATCAACAGTATCTAATTTAGTTTCCATACCATCAACAATACGCATAATAAGTTTATAAATAAACCAACCAAGACCAAGTGCGGCTGCAATAGGAAATCCAACTTCTTGTATGACAGTTACGGCTGACTCCATTAGTAATCACCCCAAACTTTTGTCTTAGTTCCTCCGTGATATTCAACTGCATGACCTTCTTTGATTAATACTTGGCATATATCTCTACCATCTTCTGTGTAAGGTATGCCTAATATACGACCATATTTACCTTTGCCTAAAGATTTAACTTTTAATTTGCCAATACAAAGTTCTTGTAATCTTGATTTAGCAGCAAGACCTAATTTTTTTTCTGCTAAATCTCTTGTGCGACTTTCAGGTGTATCTATACCTGCTAACCTAACTCTTTGTTTATGCAACTTCACACTAAAACCTAAATCAAGACAACAATCAAATGTGTCTCCATCTATAATTCTTTCTAGTGTAGCATTATAAACAAATGCATCAGGTGATTTTGCCATTATTTACTAGATGTTTTTTTAACTCTTTTAGTAGTCCAAGCTTCATTTACATCTGGTGTAGATTTGTCATCAGCTACATAATGACCTTTTTTGTTACGAGTTCTAACTTTTACTTCTTCTGTATTAGTTAAATTACCCCATAATTTTTTTAAAAAACTCATATTATTTTTTCTCCTCTTTAACTATTATCAGTAATGTATTTTTTACCAGTAGCAATAGCTGCAACATGAGTAGTTTTTTTACTATCTGCTGCACCTTTTACATTAGGTGTATCATCATTACTATCAACAGGTTCATATTCTAAAATAATTTCTAAATGGTCTACATTTCTTTGCACCATTTCATTTATTTCAGTTTGTGTCATGTCTTCAACATTCCAACTTCCAGCTTTTACCCCATCAATAAGGTTTACGCTATCTGTTCCTGCTGTAAGGACTTCTGTTACTGTTGCCATATTATTCTCCTTCGTTTAATTTAGTTTTTAATTCTTCTACTTGTGTAGATAGTTCTTGTATAGCTTTGACCATAACTGACATTAAAGCAGTAGGTGCAACTCTTTGTCTACCATCTGCTTCATCTTCTGACCACATATCAAAGCCATCTT